CCAAAGTGGGCCATCAAGCCAATCAAGAAGAAAAAGCCAGCCAAGCCACTCGACTGGCGTGAGCAGGTCAAGGCTGAGCCAGCGCCAGCTCCAGAGCTTGATCCCATCGATGAGGATGCAGGGCCAACCCGCGAAGAACTTGAGGCCAAGGCCACCGAACTTGGAATTCGCTTTGATGGTCGCACAAAGGACAAAAAACTGGGACAATTGATCCAGGACAGATTGTCTGAGAACACAGGAGAATGACATGGGATGGACAAAGCGCCAATTCGTCACACAGGCCTTCGAGGAAATTGGCCTTGCCTCCTACGTCTTTGATCTGACCCCTGAACAGTTGCAGTCTGCCCTGCGCAGGCTGGACACCATGATGGCCGCATGGAATGCCCTTGGCATTCGTCTTGGTTACCCACTGCCATCCAATCCACAAGACAGCGATCTGGACGAGCAGACCAATGTGCCAGACAGCTCAAATGAGGCTATCTACACCAACCTCGGAATCAAGTTGGCACCCAGTTATGGGAAGATGGTCATGCCTGACACCAAAATGACAGCCAAGGAGTCGTACAACACACTCCTGTCACGCGCAGCCATGCCAATGGAGCAACAGATGCCAGGCACAATGCCATCCGGTGCAGGCAACAAGCCCTGGCGCGTCTACGACGACCCATTCTTGCAGCGCCCATACGATCCAGTCTTGGCCGGTCAAGACGGCCCACTCGAATACAACTGAGGAACCACCAACATGCCACAAATCAACCAACTCTCAAGCATCAGCCAAGTCTCTGGTGCAAACCAGATTCCGGTCTACGACCAGAACAATGGGGATGCTCGGAAAATGTCGGTCAGCGCATTGCTGCAATATTTCCAAGCTACATTCGCAGCCCCGACCGTGGCCACCAATCTGTACGTTCCAGGCACTGGCTTCAATGTGACAGTGCCAACGCCTGTCAGCGAACAGCAATGGATGATCTTGCAGCCTGCTGGCACACTGGCCACTGGCACAATCACCTTGCCACTGAACACTGGCGTGCCTGATGGCACTCAGGTGCTGGTGACAAGCACCCAGATCATCACGACCTTCACGTTGGCGCTCAATGGCGCATCCAATGCATTTGGTGCACCAACCACACTGGCAGCCAATGCATTCTTCACCATGCGTTTCTATCAAGCCACAAATTCGTGGTATCGCATCGCTTAACTTTTAGGAGCCACCACCATGTTTATCCAGCCAAGCCTGACCCAAAACCAAGTCGATGTGATCCTGCCTGTTGGCGAGTACATCAGCATTGGCAACACCGGCAATGAGTCGACTACCGTCCTGTTGCAATCTGTGGCCACAAGCGCACAGCCTTGGAACTACAGCACCATTGGCACGCTGTTCAACACTGCTCAGACCTTCGGCCCATACACCGAAGACCGCACAATCCGCATTGACAACCGAAATGCCACAGTCGAGTACAGCATTGGTTCACAGCCTCAACTGCGCAGCTTCCCTGCATTGGTGCTTGAGAACAAAGGCCCAATTGGATTGGTTGAGGCTGCTGCCACATTCATCACATTGACCTACAACAACAACGCAGGAAAAGTTCGTCTGAACAGCGCTGGCGCTCACGGTCTCACAGCAGCCGTGGCAGTTGGCGAAAATGTCTATGTGACATGGAGTGGCGGCACTGGCGTGACCGGCTTGTATCCAGTCACAGCATTGGACACTGACACCACTGGCACAGCAGTCACAATCGATCTGGCTTACAAAAGCTCTACCGTGACGATCACCATTGCAGCGCCTGGTGTTGTCACTTGGACAGATCATGGCCTGTCTGTCAACGACACGATCAGATTCACGACCACTGGCGCATTGCCAACTGGCTTGGCCGCTGGCACGACCTACTACGTCAAAACCGTGTTGTCTCCCAACACCTTCACCGTGTCGGCATCCGCAGGCGGTGCAGCCATCACCACAAGCGGCACGCAAAGTGGTGTGCAAACTGCATTGGTCTGGTACGGCACCGCAGTCGTCGCTGTGGCCAACACAGCAGTCACTTTGGCCTCTGTCACTGTGCCAGGCTGGTCAGTTGGCACTGGTGGAGAGATAGAGATCAATGCACTTTTCAGCCTGACCAATAGCGCCAACGCCAAAAACCTGAACATGACTTTTGGTGGAAGCGCAATCTTCACACTGGCATCAGCCAACGTTGCAAGCGTATCGATTCAGAAAAACATCGTTAATCGTGGCGGCTCGCAAATTGTCTCAAATGCAGTTGCTGCAACTGGCCACGGAGCATCAACAGGTGCTGTCGTGACACTGACTGTCAACACTACTGTGGATCAGACATTTGCAATCACTGCTCAACCAGCCACTGCAAACGAGTTGGTTCAGTTGGAATACTACAACATGCATATTCTGTTCTGATCATGGCCACCAAAGACTCAAGACTTGCTCGCGCTGGCGTGGAAGGCTACAACAAGCCCAAACGCACGCCATCGCATCCGACCAAAAGTCACGTTGTCGTGGCCAAGGCCGGTGACGAAGTGAAAACCATTCGCTTCGGTCAGCAGGGCGTGTCTGGGTCTCCAAAGAAGGAAGGCGAGTCAAAGGCAGATAAAACTCGTCGAGAATCATTCAAGGCCAGACACGCTGAAAACATTGCCAAGGGCAAGATGAGCGCAGCGTATTGGGCCAACAAGGTCAAATGGTAAGCCATGCAAATTCCAATCCTTAACGGCATCTACGCTGACAACACGCCAGAATTTCGCACCAGCTATCCTGTCAACATGATGCCGGTGCCCAAGAAGTCTGGCATCAGCAATGGATTCCTGCGACCAGGCGACGGCATCGTGGCCAACGGCACAGGCCCAGGCATTGACCGAGGTGGAATTAACTGGAACGGCATCTGCTACCGAGTCATGGGCACCAAGCTGGTGACAGTGGCCAGCGATGGAACTGTAGCGATTCTTGGTGACGTTGGTGGGCCAACCACTGAGCTTGTGACATTCGATTACAGCTTCACCCTGCTGGCCATTGCATCTGGTGGTCGGCTGTATTACTGGAATGGTTTAACCCTGACGCAAGTGACAGACCCTGACTTAGGGGTGGTGCTGGATGTGGTTTGGGTGGATGGTTATTTCATGACAACCGATGGTCAATATCTAATTGTCACTGAGTTGTCCAACCCACTGGCTGTCAATCCTCTGAAGTATGGAAGCTCAGAAGCCGATCCAGACCCAGTGGTGGCGTTGCTCAAACTGCGCAACGAAATCTATGCGCTCAACCGCAACACCATCGAGGTATTCGACAACATTGGCGGTGATCTTTTCCCATTTGCACGCATCGAGGGCGCTCAAATTCAAAAGGGCGTGATCGGCACGCAAGGATGCTGTACTTTTATTCAGGCCATTGCCTTCTTGGGCGGTGGTCGCAATGAAGCGCCAGGCATCTATGTTGGCGCAGCAGCCACCACCCAAAAACTAAGCACACAAGAGATTGACAATCTGCTTTTGCAATACACCGAGGTGCAACTGGCAACCGTCAAGCTGGAAGCACGCAACGACAAGAATCATCAGCATCTATATGTGCACCTGCCAGACCGCACCATCGTCTACGATGCAACCGCATCCGAGGCACTTGGCGAGCAGGTCTGGTTCACGCTGGTCACGACAGTGGTTGGATTTTCTCAGTACCGCGCACGCAACATGGTCTGGGCCTACGACAAATGGCTGGTAGGCGATCCACAGTCCAGTTCCATTGGATACTTTGTGCAAAGCACTGGCCACCACTGGGGACAGCAGGTACGCTGGGAGTTTGGCACGCTCATCGTTTACAACGAGAGCAATGGCGCAATCTTCAACGAGCTGGAGCTGGTCAGTCTGACCGGCAGTGTGGCATTGGGCACCAATCCACAGATCAGCACCAGCTACAGCGTGGATGGCAAGTCATGGAGCCAAGACCGCAGCATCAGAGTGGGCACGATTGGCAACACAGCCAAGCGCCTGGCATGGTTCCAGCAAGGCCACATGCGCAACTGGCGCATCCAGCGTTTTCGCGGAGACAGCGATGCCCACGTGTCCTTCATCCGTCTTGAAGCCCAGATTGAGGCATTGGTGTACTGATGGCCACCGCACCATATTCCCGCAGACTCAATCTGACTCGAGATCAGCTTGCTGAGTTCCTAACTGATCAGCAACAGATCAGGCAGTTCGAGATGCTGTTTGCCACCGTGGATGAGATTCAGGTTATCACTGGAACTGACTTTGAGTACCAGGCAGACACCGCAGCGGCCAATGCCAACAACGCACTGGCCCAGATCAGTGCACTGGCACAAGACACCGCAGTCGATGATGCTGTGCTGAATGCTAAGGTGCAGCAGGCTTTGGATGCCATCCCACGCTTGGCCCAATCACTTGAGTTGCTGGCGCTGGCTCCTGTGCGTAACAATGTCGAGCTGGCGCACGATGTGAATGGCATCCTGCCCTATGCAAACCAAACCGCCTCAGTGCGATCAAATCAGGTGCTCACATGGCTTTCGATGTAATCACACCAACCAAGCTCGGCCAAGCGGCCATCACCACCGGAGTGACCACGCTGTACACCGTACCGGCCAGCACCCGCACATTCTTCAAAGAATTCACCATTGCCAACACCACGGCAGCGGCCATCAATGTGCGTGTGTTTTTGGTGCCATCCGCAGGGTCTGCTGGGACTTCAAACGCATTTATTTATGACATCCCAGTACCAGCAAACAACGCTTTGCAATACGATGGCGTACAGATCATGAATGCAGGCGATACCATTCAAATTCAGGCTGCATCAGTTGGCCTTACCATCACCGCCAGCGGTGCAGAAGCTACATAAGGAGAATGAAATGACCGTATCAATCAAAGTGCTGATTCCTGCAAAGCAGGCCGAAAACTCACAGACCACGCAATACACAGCCACCAACTGCAAAGCGATCATTGACAAGTTCACAGCCACCAACACCACGGCAGGCAATGTGACGATCAGCGTCAACTTGGTGACCGGTGGTGGTACAGCAGGCACGACCAACTTGATCGTCGATACTCGCAGCATTGCACCCGATGAGACCTACACTTTCCCCGAGCTGGTTGGCCAATCACTGGAGTCTAGTGGTTTCATCTCCACCATTGCCAGCGCAGCCACATCACTGACCATCCGCGCATCTGGCCGCGAAATCACTTAAGGAGAACAGCATGGACAAATTTATGATGATGCCCAAGGGCTTTATGGGTCTGCCAATGGATGAGGAATTCATCACCACAGCAGAAAACAAGAAAAACACCCAGATCGTCATTGATGACTGGATGCTTGGCCCAGAGAATCCATCCAACGAGCCAATGGCCAACAAAACCTACTGGATCGCTGTTGGCAACGCCATGCAAGTGGACGAAAAAGAGTCTCGTCGTCGTAGGTGCTCAAACTGCGAGTATTACGACAACAGCACCATGACTCAGGCAAAGATGGAGCGCATCCCCCGAAATGACTGGGACACCGATGCCGGTTTCCGTGGTTATTGCACCAAATTTGAGTTCATCTGCCACGACCTGCGCGTCTGCCAGGCTTGGGATGAGCGTGAATTTGAAATGGAAGATTGACCAAATGCCAAAATGTGGGAAAATAAAGGCGCTGAGTCTATCGGGCCACCAGCAGCTCACCCTGCACAGGAGTGTCCGATGAGTCATGTTGCGGTTCAGGAAGTGAAAGCTGGCGTGCCAGCCGAACACCTGCCCATTTATCACCTAGAGGCCGAGCTGCTCAAGCTGCCGCAGGTGAACATGCCTGTCGACCACGACTTCTGCAATGGCCTGTACGCTCGGACAATGCACATTCCTGCTGGCACCGTCCTGACTGGTGCAATCCACCGAGAAGAATCGTTCTTCTTGGTGCGCAAAGGCGAGTTGATCGTCAGCACCGACAACGGCCCACGCACCCTTGTCCCAGGAGACATGAGCATCTCCAAGATCGGCACAAAGCGTGCTGGCATTGCTTTGACCGATGTTGAAGTGACCACATTTCACGCAAACCCCAGCAACGAGCAGGAACCACAAAAACTATGGAACTTGTTCACCATTCCAGCGCCATCGACAGTTCTTGAAACTGTGCTATCTGCGCAATTGGAGGAATCAAAATGACATTCGGACTATCAGGAGCAGCACTGGCTGGTGTTGCCATAGGTGGTGCAACGCTTGTATCTGGATATATGCAGTCCAAGTCGGCATCAAGCGCAGCAGCGGCCCAAGGCGCTGCATCTCAGGCTGGTATTGATGAGCAACGCGCACAGTTTGAAGCGATGCAGAAAATCTTGGCTCCTTATGTCTCAGCAGGGACGACAGCCATTCAAGGACTTGCACCATATGCAGCCGCTGGCGCACCAGCACTTGAACAGCAGCAAGCATTGCTTGGCCTTAAAGGGCCAGAGGCAGAGCGTGCGGCTATTGAGCGTATCAGAAGCGGAGAGACATTCCAAGCACTTGCTGGTCAAGGCGAAGAAGCTCTTTTGCAACGCGCATCAGCCACTGGTGGCCTGCGAGGTGGCAATGTACAGGGCGCACTGGCACAGTTCAGGCCAGCATTGCTGTCCAGCCTCATCGAGCAGCAATATGGACGCTTGGGTGGCATGACTGCACTGGGACAAGAAACCACATCAAATGTGGCGAGACTTGGCCAGGCATCTGCGGCAGGCACAGGAGCCGCTGCACAGGCCACAGGCGCAAACATTGCAACATTGCTTGGACAACAAGGTGCAGCTCAGGCTGGCGCTGATATTGCCCAGGGCAAGGCATTTGCTGCAATACCATCAGCCATTGGCGGTGGACTCGGAATATTTAGTGGCTTAGGAGGGAAATTCTGATGCCAGCACCCATTGATTACGGCGTTCAAATCGCTGATCCAACTCAATCATTCTTGAGTGCTTTTCAGGCTGGAACTGGAATCCAGGATGTCAGACTTAAGCAAGAGCAGCAACAAATGCAACTTGCCAATCAAAAGTTGGTGCAAGAAGGTTTCAACAAGTTGCGTCAACCAGGCGCAACTGCTGCTGACTATGCAAACCTTTCCATGCTGCTACCAGAAACGCAAGCCAAAGCTGTGCGTGAGAGTTTTGGCATGTTGTCAGGAGAACGTCAGCAGGCAGCACTGCAACAATCTGGACAGGTTTTTTCTGCCTTCAAAGCAGGCAAGCCAGAGATCGCCATCAGTCTACTAGACCAACAGATCGAAGGAAAGCGCAATTCTGGAGACGAAGCCGGTGCCAAGTTTTTGGAGACCTGGCGCGATGTGGCCAAACAAGACCCAAAGGCCACTGAAGACTACTTTGGGTTCACCATCTCGCAAATGCCTGGTGGCGACAAAGTGATCACCAGTGCCATTGCATTGGGTGGTGAAGGCAGGGCGGCAGCTCAAGCTCCAGCAGAGTTGCGTCAGAAAATTGCTGCTGCTGACAAAGCCGTGGCAGATGCCATTACAGCGCAGGCAACCGCCACCAATGCGCCAGCAAAGGCGGCTGCTGATGCTCAATTGGCAGTGGCCCAAGCACAAAAAGCTGCTGTTGATGCCAAGTATGCAGAACAAATCACACTCGAAGACCTTAAAAAGAAAGCCGCTGATCTTGGCCTGACAAAAGCTCAGACCGGATCGGCATTGGCCCAGACCAAAAAACTTGGCCAAGAAACGCAAAAGATTGCATTGGAACTTGAAGCACTCAAAGCCAGTGGTGGAATTGATCCAGCAAAAACATTCGAGCAGGAAGAAAAACTGCGCAAAGAATTCCAAGGCCGCACCAAGGTGTATGGCGAACTTGGCGCCACATATAACAACATCAAATCGTCATCCGAAGCCAAGAACGGCCCAGGTGATATTGCATTGATCACTGGATTCATGAAAATGCTCGATCCAGGTTCAGTGGTGCGCGAAACAGAATTTGCAACAGCACGAGATACTGCTGGTCTTTATGAAAGACTGCTTAACACATCACAAAAACTGCAAAGCGGTCAGCTCTTTTCGCTTGATTCAAAACAGCGCCAAGAGTATGTCAATCTGGCCAAACAATATTTGGACTCAGCACAGAAAAAAGCAGCCGAAGACAAAACAGCGCTTGGTGTGGTGGTTAAGAACTACCGCCTCAATCCTGAAAACGTGTTTGGGCCTGAGACAGCGGCAGCACCACCTGCACCATCACCAAACAGCGTGACAGTTGGTGGCAAGACTTACACTCGTCCTGCGAACTTCACTGATGCTCAGTGGAGCGCATACAAGCAATCCGTGGGGGCGCAATGAGTCCAGAAGAATGGTTGGCCTCACAGACTCAACAGGCTGCACCAGCAGCTCCTGCGCCTGCACCTATGTCCACAGCACCTGCTGCGGCTCCCGCTGCGGCCCCAATGTCACCTGAGCAATGGGCGGCATCACAGCCAAAGATGGGATTTTTTGAGGGATTGGCCGAGCAGGTCACTGGTCGCGCACGCGCAACACCTGAGACTCAAACGCTGCCTGAGTGGACAAGCATGCCAGAGCTGAACCAAATGAGCGTGGCATCGTTTAAAACGGCCTTGGGCACACTGTTGAGCAACCCCAAGGAAACGGTGCAGATTCTGCAAGCCAATTTCCCTGGTGTTCAGATTCGACAAGATGCAAAGGGTAACTACCTGATGCGCTCATCGATTGACCAAAAAGAGTATGCAATTCCACCAGGCTTCACGATGGGTGACATTCCCCGCGCAGCCGGTGGCATTGCAGCCTTTACGCCAGCAGGCCGAGCCATGACCATTCCTGGTGCAATCGTGGCCGGTGGTACAACTCAAGCGGCCATCGAAGCAAGCCAAGCGGCAACTGGTGGCAAGTTCGACACTGGCGAGGTGGTCACAGCCGCAGTCACTGGCCCAGCAGGGCAGATTTTGCAGCGTGTGGCACCTCCGGTCGTCCAGGCGGTAAAGAAAGGCGTGCAGCGTGTTACAGGCCGAGCACCAGCTCCTGCGCCAGCACCAGGTGCACCAGGTGCACCAATGGGCACAGCAATGGCTCCAAAGGCACCGCCAATCACGACAGCACCAGAAGCACCGCCAGCTGCACCAGAAGCCCAGCCAATGGCCGCGGCAATGCCAGAAGTGCCACCGGCAGCACCAGAGATTCCAGTCGCACCGGCAGCTCCAGCAGCCCCAATGGTGGCAGAAGTTGCCGAAGAAGAAATCGGAAAGCTGGTCAAGCAGGCATCCGGCACAGGCTTTGGCTCGGCTGGCGCACGCGACCGGCTGGCCGATCTTGCGCAGGTCAATGTGGCAGCCAAAGATGCAGCTGACCGGCTTGGCATCCAATTGCCTGCCGATGTGTTCAGCGACAACCCACAAGTCAGAGCAGCCGCAGGCCTGACCAGATCAGCCGCAGGCAGCGAAGCCGAGGCTGCATGGCGCAACACCGTCACGCAAGCCGTGGACAAGGCCGACGATGTGATCAAGCAATTCGATGCCACATTCGTTGAAGGCGCAGTCGCACCTGGCGTGGTGTCGCAAAAGATCAAAGACTCGCTGACCAAAACTCGTTCAGACCTCAATGCGCAAGCAAAAACGGTTTACGATGATGTCGACGCAGTGGTGCCAAAGACATCAATGGTTGACTTGCCAAAGCTCAAAGCAACCCTTGATGCTGTCAAGGCCGAGGTGGGCGAAAAAGGCATGTCGGCAGCCGAGCGCAATCTGGCCAAGATGATTGAAGAAGGCAACATCACGTATGGCCGACTCAAGCGCGAAAAAACCCTGATTGGCAACGCCATCAACAAGATGGAGTCTCCATATGGCAGCATGGCCGAGGCAGACCTTAAGCGCCTGTATGCAGCACTTGCTGACGACCAACTGACGAACGTTGGCAACATTGGTGGCGAAGAACTGCGCCAGCAACTGCGTGCGGCCAACCTGCTGTATGCCAAAGAGCGTGCATTGGGCAATCGCATCGTGAATGCGTTTGGCCAGGACATCGAGGGAAGTGTGGCCAACAAGATGCGCACTGCCATCACTGGCGCTGCCAAAGGCGATGCTGGCGAGTTCAATCGCCTGCTCAAGACCGTCCCAGAAGACCTGCGCAAAGAGACGATTGCCACCGCGCTGGCCTCCGTCACGCGCTCGGCCAGAGGCGCTGAAAAGGGTGGCTTTGGCTTTTCCGAGTTTGCCGACATCTATCCCAAGCTGAGAGCCAACCCGCCAGTCTACAAAACCATTGTGGACACGCTGGGCAAAGACTCGGCAGATGTTTTGCGCGACCTGTTCGAGGTCTCCAAGCGCGTCACCGAGGCCAGGGCCAATGTCCTGACCACCGGCAAGGCAAACCAGGCACTGCTGCAAGGCATGCAGGCAGAAAGCCTGATCGGTAAGGTCATGGAGAGCACGCTGGCAAAGGGCGTGGTGACTGGTGCAGCCGCTATGGGTGGGCCTATCGCAGCCGCGGCCACATCGGTGATCACCAGCGCCATGACCCAAGGCAACAAGGATGCGCTCAAGGCGGCAGGAAAGCTGTTTGCTGATGAGGGATTTCAGAAACTTACCATCGAGGCAGCGACCAAAGGAACACCTAGTGCAGCTAGCATTCGTCGCACAGCCATGTCACAATCCTTCCAGAAATTCGCAGATGCAGCCAAACTGCCAAAAGAGTTGGATGCAAGGATTCAGTGGTTGCAGACAGCAACCCAAGCCGAGCGTCAATTCGACCAGGAGAACCAATAAATGTCCACGATTGAAGTCAAACCACCGTATCCAGCATTTGCTGGCGCTGATGGCCAGCCGCTGGAGAATGGTTATATTTGGATTGGCGAAGTCAATCTCTCACCCCAGACAAATCCGATCAATGTCTATTGGGATGATGCCCAGACAATCCCTGCGCCTCAGCCTATCCGAACACTCAATGGATATCCATCGCGCAATGGGACACCTGCACGCTTTTATGTGACAGACGACTACAGCATCCAAGTGCTGGACTCCAAGGGCAGCGTGGTTTACACATCTCTGAATGGAAATGCTTTTCCAGGATCTGCCGGAAACTTATACGTCAACGCTACTGGCACAGGCAGTCAGACTATATTTGCTGTTCCATTTGTGCCA